GCGCCCCGTGTTCTTTTCACCCTTCCAACAATCATTGTCGGCGCAAAAAATTATCAGCGAATCAGGTTTCTTGCGCCGCATCACCTGCGCGACTGGCAACAGATTGCCACTATCAAACGCCACCACGACAGGCAATCCCGTGGCCTCCCTCACACTCGCGCCCGTTGCGAACCCCTCGCATATCACAAACGTGCTATAGTCGTCCTTCGCCTCGCCAATCACATAATACGCGCCGCGTTTTTTACCCCCCTTCTGGTATCCCTTCCATGTCCCGCTAATTTTCTGAATCGTCGCAATCGCCCCCGATTCGTTCTTCATCGGCAGCACCAGCTCGTTAGTTTTCTTGCGCCATTTAATGCCGTGCGACTTGATACCCTTGCGCGTTAGGTACTCATGCTCTTCGGCCGCTGGCATGTTGCCGACAATTATTTTTAACGCGCGTTCAAGTCTGGCCTGTGAGCGCAAATCCCTGCGCTCGCGTTCCGCCTTCTCCTGCTCGCGCACCTGCTTAATCGCCGCCCGCTCATCCCGCGTCAGCTCCGCCTCGCTACTGCCTCCAGACCTTATGCGATACGTTGCGTCAGCTTTATGGTCATGCACCCACCCGCCGCGCTCATTTAGGCAATAGCTAATGCGTTTTTGCCCGCGCTTATCACCCGCGCGCTGTATATATCGCGCCTTGTCATCCAGTATTATGTCCGTAAAATTGGACGGCTCGCACCCAACGGCACGCATCTGCTCGACAAAATCCATCGCTCTGGCTCCCTAAAATATAATCCGCACCGGCAATATGGCACACCCTGAAACTGCCAGCAAGCATAAAGTGGTTTTTATTTTTGTTGCATGACAATTCATAAAAATCAATAACATGGTGTGCGGAAAAATGTCAGATGACTAAAAAACACTAAGCCCTTACACACACGTCATGTATGCGTGTGCGCGCGTGTGCATGCGCCTATGTGTACGGCGTATATATATATATATTATCTTCTATTTAATAATAATAATAATAATAACAGAAGGTTAGATAGCAGAAACCATAGCAGAAAAAATGGCAGTTATAGGGTTTGAGCCATTTCTGACATTCTGCCATATTCATTTATCGTTTGACGTACCCCGCAAAAGTTGCTAGATTGACTCATCGGCGGGGATTAGCCTCGCTGGGAACTTTGGGAACCTTGGGAACCTTGGGAACCTTGGGAACTTTGGGAGAATAGCCATGATTGACCAACTTTCACTTGCTTTTGCAGGCGGCTGCGTTATGCTGATATTCACAATTGCCGCTCGCGCGATGTATCTGGGTTAACAATGGCCAAAAATAAAACATCGTTTATCGTCACGCTAAGCACTGAGGAGACCATTAAGGCTACCTACCTAGCTGCAATGGTGCGTTCAACGCTCACGGGGCAAAAAATAGGGCAAGGCGCATCATCCAATCATAAGGGTGAGAATGTGGGGGAGAGATGACCGTAGACTATAGCCACGATGACTTATGCGACTTCATCGCGGAAGGCAATTCGCTCGTAAAGTGGTGCAAAATTAATGGCATTGGTTACTCAACAATTATGGCGCATCTCGCGAAAAACATCGAATTCCAAGACAAATATGCGCGCGCAAAAGAGGCATCGGCTGACTACTTGGTGGATGAGATAATTGCCATCTCAGACAATGTCACTCATGACGTTATTGTAAACGCGCAAGGGCACCATGTGGTCGATGGGTTCGCAGCGCAACGTGCTAGATTGATGGTTGATACGCGCAAATGGGTCGCTTCAAAAATGAAGCCAAAAAAATATGGCGACAAGCTCAACATCGGTGGCCAGGATGACCAGCCGCTTAAAACTGAATCAAGCTTAATTGTTTCATTTGTTGCCGCGAACGATGTATTCGCGGCGATTGAGCCGCTGATGGTTGCCGCGCATCACGACAATTCAGGTACCTGAGCGGGCGAATTATTTTTTTGCGAACCGGTCTATTAATCCATATAAAACAATAGATTGTAAATTATTTGCATTATTTGCAAAATAATTGTTGACGGGGGTGATTAATTGGTGCATATTGGGACTACAAGAGATGCCTACCCACACCAACCAACCCAACCAACCAGGAGAATTAAAATGGAAAACATTACAAACAACACTAGCATTAACTTCATTGAAATCAAGCGTGGTAGTAGTAAAGTAACGGAATTTACTATGACTGCTGGGGACTTCATAAATTTGATGGTCGACCGCGCGATGAGCGAGCAGGAGTGGGTAGATAATATTGACAACATGACGGTCGAGCAGACGCTCGAAGAGGCCATCCGCAACGAAGAAGACAACAATGCATCATCCATCACCTGGAAAGTGGAGGTATAAAATGGATAAGAACACAAACAATACTAGCACGAAAAGAAAAGCAGGGCGACCGCTACAATACGGTAAGCCTTGCCGCCGCTACGTTAGAATGATACCGGCCGATTGGTTCGAGTTGGTTGATGCGTTCATCAAGCAAAAGTTGCGATCACAATCAAAATAGGGCAGGGTAGAATCATGACGATTCAGCTGCCTGAGAAGCTCCAATGTTTATTTAGCCCCAGCCGCTACAAGATACTATACGGCGGGCGCGGTGGGGCTAAATCGATGTCGATAGCGAGGGCCTTGCTCATTCAGGGCGCGCAAAAGAGGCATAAGATTCTATGCGCTCGCGAAATCCAAAAATCCATCCAGGACTCGGTGCACAGTTTGCTCGTTGAGCAGATTGAGGAGCTGGGGTTGCAGAATTTTTATCAGGTTCAAAAATCAACCATCATCGGCAAGAATGGTACTGAGTTTATCTTCGCAGGCCTGCGCGCCAATATCGCAAACATTAAGTCCATCCCTAATATTAGCCGGGCATGGATTGAAGAAGCTCAGTCCGCAACCGCAGCGAACATTAAGACGCTAGCGCTTACGGTGCGTGCGGCTGACTCCGAGGTGTGGTTGTCTTTCAACCCCGACCTTGAGGACGACCCAGTCTACCAAGAATATGTGATAGACCCGCCTGATGATGCGATTGTTGCGAAGATTAACTATAGTGACAATCCCTTTTTCCCAGAGGTTTTACGCAAGGAGATGGAAAGCGACAAGCGCAAGAACCCGGCTAGCTTTGACCATATTTGGCTTGGGAAACCGCGCAAAGCTGTGGAAGGCGCTGTCTTCGCCGCCGAGATAGTTTTGGCCTACGAGGAGCATCGCATTACTCGCGTGGTGCCTGTTGCTGGTGTGCCCGTTCATACATTCTGGGACTTAGGACAGTCCGATAATACCGCGATATGGTTCGCTCAGGTGGTGGGGCTGGAATACCGGCTAATCGATTACTATCAAGCGTCCGGGGAGAAGATGGCGCACTATGTCAATGTGCTCGCTGAACGCAACTACAGCTACGGCCAGCATTGCTTGCCGCACGATGCTGAACATGATCAGCAAGCGGCGCTATCCTCGATTAAACAGCAGCTAATGACCGCGCTTCAGAACAACCCTAAGCTGGGTAATAGCGTCCGGGTGGTGCCACGCATCGCCAAGAAAGCGCTTGGCATCGATAAGGCGCGCACCATCTTTGCACAGTGTCTGTTTGATAAAGAGCGCACCAAAGACGGGCTAACATGCCTGCGCCATTATGCCTACGCCAAGAACCCTGAGACGGGCAAAGTGAGCAAAGAACCCAAGCATGATGACTGGTCGCATGGCGCTGATGCGTTCCTGTGTTTCGCGCAACACTTCAAACCACAGAAACCAGTTGTAAAAACTGTCGAGCCCGGCTATTATGCGCAAACCTCGTACCACAGGAATTAGCACATGCCAGAGGATAAAGTCGTCAAGGATATGCTCGATCACTTCAAGCTATCCGCCGATGCAGAGGCTGACAATAGGCAGAGGGCGTTGTTTGTTCTGGATTTTGCGCGTCCAGGTGCGAAGCAATTCGGCGACAAAGAAATCACAGCGCGCGGCAATCGCCCATCCTATTCGTTTAACCAGCTGCCAAAGTTCGGGCGGCAGGTGATTAACGACCAGTGGCAGAATGTGCCTCAGATAAAATTCATACCAAAGACCGACGCAGATGTTGACAAGGCTGAATTGCTTGAAGACAAAATCCGCGAGATTCAAGCTCAGGGCTGCGCGCAAACGGCGTACAAGCTGGCGATTGCAAGCCAAGTGACAATCGGATGGGGTTATTTCGCATTTGCCACCGATTATGATAATGATGATTCGAACGATCAAAACATATACATAAGGCAGGTTCCAAACACATTTCAAATTTATGACGACCCATCGACGCGAGAGCAAGACCGCAGTGACCGCCGCTATTTGATTGAGGTGGAGGATATCCCCCGCACAGAGTTCAATAAGTCGCATGATCGCGACTATACGCAAAGCGAACTGCAATCTATTGGCAGTGACTACCCTGAGTGGGCGAGTATGGGAAAGGATTTGGTGCGCGTTGGGCATTATTGGCGCATTGAGTACGACAAGAGACCGGTATGGTTCAATAAGGAAACGGGCAGGAAACTAAACAAAAAGCCAAAAGACAAAGAGAATTACAACGAGCGCGAGATTAAAAAACCGCGCGTCATGTATTACAAATGCACCGCGACTGAAAAGTTGGATGAGCGCGAATGGCAAGGGGCGCATATACCTTATTGCTTCGTCGAGGGCAACAAAACCATTGTTAATGGCCGCACCTATTATACTGGTATTTACGAGGACATGATTAGCGCGCAGGTGCTCTATAACTATGCCACGAACACGGCGATTGAACTGGCCGAATCCGCGCCTATCTCGCCGTTCATCGGCGATGCGCGTGCGTTCAAAGGTTACGAAAAATTCTATGACACCGTTAACACGAAAAACTACGCGTATTTGCCTTACAACGCGATTGATGAAAATGGGCAGGCTATAAACGTGCCGCAGCGCATGCAAAATAGCGCTGATTTATCGAGCGCCGTCGCGTTGATTCAGATGGCGGAACAAAACTTCTACGGCACGTCTGGTATTTATCCAGCGTCACTGGGGCAGCAAAGTAACGAGACGTCCGGCAAGGCGATTATTGCACGCCAACGCGAAGGCGATGTATCGACAAGCAACTACGCTGATACGTTCGGGCGCGCTTTACTTTATGGCGGGATTATCTTTGAGGACTTGAGCAAAAAGATTTACGATGGCTCCCGCGAAATTCAGGTGATGGCCGAAGATAAGAAAACTCGGGTTGTTAAAATTAATCAGAAATACACCGACGAAAAAACCGGCAAGCCAATGAATTATGACTTGACCACAGGCAATCACGAAGTGGCAGTATCGACAGGGCCAAGTTACACCACGAAACGCGAGGAGGCTCGTGAAGGGCAGATCGCTTTATTCCAAGCGGCACCGCAAGCAATGTTGCCAGCTTTGCCAATGATTATACGTGGTATGGATTGGCCTAACGCTGATAAAACTGCCGATGCGGTTGAGCGTGGGTTGCCACCTGAATTGCGTGACCCCGATAGGCAAGAAGATCAAATGAGGGGAATTCCACCTGCATTACAGGCGCAGTTGCAGCAAGCGCAACAGATGATTGAGCAGTTAGGCGCGGCACTACAAGAGGCGCAATCAGCTGTTAATGATAAACAGGCCGAGGCTCGGTTGAAAATGGGTGAGCTACAGATCAAGGCGCAATCCGCTAAGACGCAAGCGGAAAAGAACCAGATAGACGCTCAGGTTAAGGCCGAGGAATTGCAGCTTGAGCGTGAGAAGATGGCGGCGGAAACCGCGATTGGGCAGCAGCGGTTGGAGCTAGAGAAAATCAAATACATGGCAGAAATGCAGCGCGGTACAGCAACGACTGAGGCCACAAATAAAGAGCAGTCTACGCCTAATTTGGGGCCGAACGCGCTTCAGGGCCACGCTATGGACATTCAGGCGCAATCCGAAATAGACGCGCAGCAAGGGCAGATTGAGAACGAGTTGAAGGCAAAAGAGATACAGGTTCAGCAGCAGGGTGTCGAGGTGCAGGCTGCGAATATACAATTGCAGCAGCAGAACATGGAATTAATACTGCAAACGCTTGCGACCATGCAGGGCAGTTTTGCGATGTTATCATCTGATATACGCGCACCAAAAACAATTCAAGTTCAACGCAATCCGCAAACAATGCTCATCCAACAGGCGAAGGTGCAATAAATA